TGTATAGCTTCATCACGTTGAGAGTAAGCGCTGTTTAGTTTCTCTTTGATACTAGCAAGCTCTTCATCCACTTTTGCTTGGATGATTTTTTGTAGTTCTTCAGAGTCTAAAGCAGATGCTTGGTTTGCTTCGTTATTTTCATTCATATTATCGTTATCCATAATTGTTGCTCCTGGGCACAGCCCGATTGTTGTTAGAGAAGGACACAGCCTTTTCTAGTTAAGAGTTTTTTAAAAAGTTGATTTGTATCTTTGGATACCTAATCGTAGATTGTTATGTGCAAGTACACATAAAACATACAACCTCCTCACGGTCCGATGCCATACCAATCCCAACCATCAGGGATTTTAGCACGTATTTCTTTGGCAGTAATGCCATTTTTACTGTTCAGTAAGCCGTCTGCTTCTGCTTTCGCTAAGAGCATTCGGTAAGATTCCTCAGAGAGTCCTCTTTTTCTCATTGCCTTTAAAGTGTTTAGGAGAGATTCACCGTCTATTGCATCAGCATAAATATCACGTAATGCGAATTTAGCGTCAACAGAGTCAGCAAGGTTTGTAAAGAAACCATCGTGAATAGTTGCAGTCAGAATACGATTCTTCTTGCCCCATAAATGGAATTTCCTTACGATTGTAGCATCATTCATATGATTGCCGTTTACTCCTAAACCACTACGAGCTCCTATAATAGACTGCTTACCGATAAACTTGCTATCGGTTATAGTATCTTCGTAGATATTTGAAACCTTTCGTCCAGTTACAGGGTCAGTAAATTCGATCCTTTCTTGAACAACGGGTCTATAGCGTTGAAATAAAAGTTTACCATCCATCGTGACCCAAGGGATATCAACCTCTTTGGATTCCGTGATGTATACTTTCGCAACGTCTTTCCAGAATGATACAAACTTTTCTGTAACAGGAGCAATATCTTTCAAATGCCCACTCATTATTTCAGCAACTTTCTTGAACTGATTAGGTCCGATTAAGCCGCCCTTGACGTTGGTCAACTTGCTAACAAATACAGCAGAATCGGGATGCATGTCCTGTGCCATAGCAAGGAGCTTGTTTCCGATAGGTGCGTTGTTGTTGATAGCATAGTTTGCTTCTCTTTTTAATTCTTTTAGAGAGGCAGATACTTGTGTAGCTTTATCACCATCTGCTTTCTTAATGGCACTATCTATGGACCGATTAAACTCACGGAGTTCAGCCCCTGATATGACTACATAGTCTTTCTTGGTGAGTATTTTAGCTAGTTTACCTTCTATAGCTGCTGCCTGTGTTGCTTGTCCTGCCCCATAAAATGCAACCATCGATTGTCCCTTAGCTCCTTTTGCAAGGTCACCAAAGTCGATGTCATTACCAATAGGGTTTATAGCCCTAAATCGAGGGTCAGACATTGTTCTTTCTGCTACAAGGTCATATAAACGATTCTTACGACCAGTCGCAAGTACATTGGAAGCTTCGGCTAACGCTCTATCCCTAGTGGATAACGCTATTAACTGTGCTCCAGATGCTGATGCATCGTTTTCATTACCGAGTTGTGTCTTATACGTTCTTAGCTTTTTAACATTAGTGAAATCGCCATCTACATGATTGTGGATACGAGTGTACTCTAATGCGAATCTGGCTAATTTAGGTAATTCTTCTGCTTCAATCTCTCTAACTAGGGGATGCTCCAGAAACTGTCTGATGCGACCCTGTCTTTGAGTTTTAGATAACAATAGCTCTCCGATCTCTCGCAGTTGTTTCTCTCTGGCAGCAAATGAAGCTAATCTTCCTTCGTTAGTTAAAACACTGAATGCTTCGCCTGTTAGGTTACCTAATTGTATTTTTAATTCTAGTAAAACTGATTCATTAATATTCTTGGCTATTTTGGTGTTTAAGAAAGGTCGAACAAACTCACCACCAGCAGGATGTAAATAACCCTGGGTGTAAACTCGTCCACGTCCATCTATCTGAGCCCAAGTGCGCCATGATGTTTTGTTTTGTAAATGCCACCTTAAAGATTGCATCATACCCATGCCTTGCTCACCACGTTGTAATATAACTTTACGAAAGCTATTAAGCTCATCATACTTAGCTACTTGACCTCTAGGGTCACGAAAGTGCGCCAGGTCATCAAAGAAGCCTGCGAAGTCTGTATCTACTTCCCACTCAGCATCCATTACGTGATTGAGCATTTCAGAAAAATCTTTATCAACAAGGTTCTTTTCGTAGTTACCACCAGCCTTACGTGTGATGACGCTAACATCAGTCTTGTTACCACGGGTATCGAAAAACTTCTTCTCGCCTGCCTTAACAACTAAACGGTCTTGTTCTTTAATTATACCTATCCGTCTTGAATAGATAAGCTCACGGTTAGCTCGTTGTAACTTGAGCATAGTAGGGTCTACTATTTGTACCTCTCTAGCTATAGTGTCTTTAAATGAACCTATCTCATTACGTCCACTATCTAAATCGATAACACCTCTGCGGGTTACACCTCGTAATCCTACTTTGATTTTACCTTGTGCCTTTAGACCAGTGAGAATGTTAGAACCCATTTTATGGTATTCACCAAGAGTAGGAGCTTTAAAGAATACTTCCCAGTCTCTTACTTCTGCTTCATGTAGCTTCTTACCTATTTGTATAGAAAGACTATCATAGTCAGAAGATTGACCTGTAGCAACGTCTTTCATAATCTCAGACATTAGCTTAGTTCTATCTTTTATAAACTCAGGAGTTGCTGATTCTTGTATGAAGTCAGCCTTCTTCTTAGTATACCACCACTCCAAATCTAGGAACCTGCGCTTTCGCTCAGTACCTGCTTGTAGGAATTTGGTGATAGCACTATCAGAAGGTATACCTTTCCATCTACGCACAAACGCTTTACCAAAAGGTATCTTTTCAATTTCTTTAATAATGATAGCTTTCGCATCAGGGAACTTTGGTAGAATGTTGGGTAGCTTTGGAAAATAATTTCGCAAAGGAGAACGACCACCTAAGTAGCTTTTTCTTGCTAGACCAATCCCTTCTGTTGCTGCCCAGTTAGTTACATATCTTTGGTTCTTTAGAGTTCTCTCAGCTATCTCATTGAAAGTAGTCCATTCACCCATTATTTGTATCTTTGCATCTTCCCCGCTAGCTCCAAACTTATAGACCTGTGAACGAGAACGAGAACGTCTGTCTAGTACCCTGGATACGTTGACAACAGAGTTTTTAAGCTCTGCTCTTAATACCGCAGCAAGGTTATCCCATGGTTTCTTATCCTTAGCGAATCGCTCCATGACAACACGTAGGTTCTCAATGATAACGGATTGCTGATTGACAGAGACTCCATCATTTTCCATAGACAGTGCAAATCGTTTAATAAAGTTCTTTTGGTCTTGACTTAGTAGCTTAGAAGTGTCTAGGTAATCCATACGCTCTTGTAGTACTTTAAAATCAGGATCATAAACGAGAGTCGATTTAGTCTCACCTGTCAAAGGGTCAACGCCTGTGTTTCTCTCATCGAACTGGTTGTTGGCTCTACGTCTTGTACCTTTCTTACCAGGAACCGAAGTACCCCGGAAGTCTGTCAGGGACAGATTAGAGTGTACATTGTGAGCCTCTGCTCTAAAGAATAAGCGTAGTTCATCTTCAACTGCTGCACTTCTTATAAGGGAGGAGGGCCTGCCTGCGTTGATTGCTAGCGCGTTAACTACATTAGAGCTCAACACTTTTTGTCTAACTGGCGTAGTATTTGTGTTCTTATTATCCAGTCGGCGTAATGCAGTTAAGGAAAGCGGTTTACCACTTGAGGTAGTAAAACTTTCTATAGGTAATTGACCATTATCGAAAAGTTCTACCTTTCGTATATCGCCTTGGAAGTGTCTAATTTTTACTTCTTGTTTTTGTCTTTTTAACCAAGTACCGTAATCTTCTTTAGAAGGAGCCACCCCGTTAAGGTTTGCCACTTGGGAAGCCTTTAATCCCTTTAACACGTCCTTCTTGATATCAGGAGAGGCACTAGTTAGTAATTCACTATGTGACTTTAACACCGGAACCAGAGTACTACGACATCGCCAATGGAGTGGTGGTATGAATCGGGTATCATCAATATCGTAAACCTTACCGTCATGGTGAGCACAGATCGAAGAAGTACGGCTATCTAATACCGCTGTAAATCTAATACCTTTCATAATTTCACGGTTTTCTTTAAGCACATTTAGCTGTGCAACCGTTTGTGTTCTTGTTATAGAGGTACGTACTAGAGCGGAAGCGTGAGCCTCTGTCAGTCTAGTCTTCCCTACCACGTTACGGATTATTTCGCTATTCGATAAACCCTTAGACAGACCTGTGTTGATTGCTGTCTGCATCCTGGTAAGTTCGCCGCTGCCTAGGCTTTGTATACGTTGAGCGAGATTACCATCACCTCTAACGTTAACCCCTACTATTTCAGCTAGTACCTTTGTAGCTCCTGGTCTACGTATGTTTGCATACTTACCAATAGCTTTATTTAAATTGTTTGTAGTGAAGTCTACTTCGGTTAATCCGTAGTCCTCCATACCACCTACTAGGTGAGTGTTCATCTCCGATGTGAAACGTGTGACTTCAGGGTGGATGATGTCTTTCATTGTACGAGTTCTATCTACGGAATTGCCTGCGGATAGTTGTTTAGTCAGACGAGTACGATGGCGTCTAATTATACGCTTGGTATCTGTTTGGACGTTCTCTTCGTTGAGCCTTACCATTGACGAGTGGTCTACAGTGCGGTCATAAATCTTATCATTGATGCTTGGCATATGGAGCCTCCCGTTATGTAGGTATATTTAAAATTAGTGTATAAGAAAACCACTAACAGTGTGTTGTATGTACCGTTAGTGATTCTATTACTTAATATCTGAAGTTTCGATTACCTTAGCGCAATCTTTGTTTGAAACTAAAAACCTGCCATCTTCGTAGATATGTATAATTTTCCAGCTATTGTTAACAATATCGCCTATTTTTATACTTTCTTCTGCTCTAGAGGGCACTTCTTTTATTCCAACCTTTTCGATACTTTTGTGCTTATTCTTTTTTGAACTTTTAGTTGTTTTACTCATGTTTACACCTTGAAGAATACCATGGCTGCACTAAATGCTAAACCAGCAGCCGATGCTAGTAGTATGTATGATTTAAATTTGTATGTTTTAGTTTTATCGAGCTGAACTGCTGCGTATACATGGCAGTATGCTGCTACAATACCGCATATTTGTCTGAATGGTATGTTAACTAATGTGCCATGTTCAAATAAAAAGTCACTTAATGGTGATGCGTTATCAAAGTAGTGGGCTGTCCACGTGATTAACCAATAAGTATTATCTAATGTTTGTCCAATAAAAGCTATCACTACGCCTAATATCAACCATTGTTCACTCGTTAATTTCTTATCACTTGTTATTGCGTTGGCTGCTGATTGCCCCCAATGCACTACTACTGCTATTCCTAATAAAATCGTTAGGACAGTTAATCCCCCTGATAATACATCTGTCATTTTGTTCACCTTAAATTCCGTATTTCGTCTAGAACAGATCTGCTTAGTGTTTCCACTGAATGTACCCTGCCCTTAAGTTCCCTATAATCCCCAGTCATGTCTACTATTTGTTTCTGGTTAATGTCATGCATCATCTCGAATTTCTCGAGCTTTGCGGCATCTTTCTTTATATATGAGTTTAGTAGGAACCATAAGGATGTTATGACTGTCATCAACACCCCTAGTGCCCCTAGTATCTCTATCCTAGTGAATTCCATATCATTTCTGCAAGATTTCAAGTGCAGCCTTTTCACTTAGCGCAGCTCGTCCATGGAATTCAATATTCGCTTTTGTACCTATGATAATCCACATTCTATCCTTTAGACGGAATGCTTCAATTTTCCATAGGCCACTTTTAGATATAGCACCTACTTCTAATTGAGGAGTAGGTTTAGCTACCGGTTTAGCTGCGGCTGCCTTTGGGGCAACCTCTTTGCTAGTTGTTTTCTTAATACTAGGTTTGCTACTCATCTTCATCTTCCTCATTAGTAATTGTTTCAGGTTGTTTTGACATGCGGTTGACTAAGTCATCCATAGGTAGCGCATCCACTCCGCCCATAATCAAATCATCCTTGCCTATTTCTTCTTGTCCTTTTTCATCATCATAATCTGAATCAATGATGTCATTTGCCTTAGCAATGTCAAGGAAAGTTGAACGTGGTATAAGTCCTGTTTGGTACCATTCTGTAACCAGGCGTAACCAGTCAGCGCCAATAGGTGCTGGGTTTAAATCTGGAGTCAGGTCAAATTTTATGTCTTCTATTTTGTAGTCAGTATCATACCTCCAGTTAATCATCCAACAAAGGACTTTACGCATTTGCTGAGATACTTTGGTAGATATAGAAGCTAATAAAGCAGACTGTCCTGCGTTTCTTATTTCAAGTGCTACACCTGAATCTCTGCCGCCGCCTGTCTCTGCTGCCATCATACGGATACCCAAACGAGCCATCTCGTTAACAGTATTTTGAATTACTGTTTCCATGTCACGTAGTGCTGCCGAAGGCGTTTCTAATGCTTTAATCTCATCGCCTTGCCCTAATTTGATCCAAGAACCTAGACCTGCTGATACCACATCTTCAAAACTGTCGTCTGTCATATCAGACATAATAACAGGGGTATAAGTAGCAGCACCTAGTAATAAATGGTTTCTGCGAGATACTTTGTTATAAAGAGATACTTCACGGTCGATAAGCGGCATAAGTACAGGCTCTTCACCATGTATATTGCCATTTAGAGGTAATGCTGGGATGTAATCTAGAGGTTTGTTATTGGCCAAGATGTTGTCAAAGGTAGTTATTAACTTCCATTTGCTCTTGTTACCCTTGTTTGCACCATGCATACCGCCAGTTACTTGGTAGTCTTGCTGCTCTACACCATTAATAAAGTGTACATTCTCAGCGGTAGAATCTAATTCGTATTTATCTACAACGTAGAAACCCTGTTCATTCAATCTGTGTACATAAGTAGTATCTATGTAGTCAGGGTGTAATGGGTTGGTACGATAATGTTGTTCGAAAGTACGTATTACAATAGCTAGTAAACAGTGTGAACCCGTAAGAGGGTGGGCACCTGTTCTCCAGTTGATTACTGATTCTGCTTTTAAAAGTACAGGATAAGGAGCTAATTTCTTACGCTCTTCTAAGCTAAGAAGGTCCATATTAGGTACGGTAGGGTAATCCACCATAACCCAAGCTCTTGAAGTCTGTAGCTCTTCACTCAATGCTTCATCTAAGAAAGAGAGCATAGAGTTATCGTGTGAGGTAAAAGTATTCTTTAGCCAGTCCATAGCACCTTCAGGTACATCTCCAGGTAATGTAATCTCTGGTACTTTACGTAGCATGCCGCCTACTAATACCTTAATGTATTGCGCGGTTAATCCAGGTAGCTCTGCTTCTGCCTTGTAGAACGAGTATTGTTCAGGGGTCATCGAAGGGCTAAATGGTAATAATATGTTTGTGAAGGTAAAAGAGTCTAAGTTGGCATCAAGTTCTTTTACGTGGTTTTGACCATTTAGTATACCACGGGCTGTGCGCCATAGTGGTTTTAAAGATTCGTAGCGTGAGTTGGGATCTCCAACGGCCTTCGAGTTGTTAGCTGCTGTATTTGCGTTAGCCACTTAGGCCTCCATTGATTTGGTTAAGTTTAAATTAGTTCCCCGTTTATAACTGTAAGTAGCGAATTTACAGTTAAAGGAGGGGTTGCCTGGACGCCTTAAGCCACGTATTATAACGGTCTAAGGATCCTAAGTTGTTTCCAACCGAGAGTACCACGTCTTATACGTGCCTCAGCTGTTTTATGTTTTATACCGTGAGCGATAGCTGCTTCCCCTACATTACGGAATACACCTTTGTCGGTTTCTACCTCTATAGAAAGTTTTTCGCCTGCCTTTTTAGCACTGCTCATTTGGTGCGCCAGAAATTTTGCTTCATCTGTAAAGTAGGTGTCTCTGGCGTGTTGCATAGTGGAATCGAGGGTTCCTGCCTCTCGGCGGATAGCAGCTGTAGACTTACCTCCTCTAACAGCAACTATTCTCGATGACTCTCGGTTATCTTCGTCTTGTAGCCAGTCCTGGTACCCTTTCTTCGCAGATTCAATTCTTGCTTCTTCAGGAAGGATTCTACCACTCAGCATTTGCCAAGCGACTTTATCTTGCCATCTGCCATAGGTATCAAATAGTTCCTTGTGCGCTTGCGCGTGTTCTTCTATAGTTAGTTGTACTAAGTTATTAGGGTCGTCCGTGCCTCCCGCGTGTCGGGGGACTATGTGATGCCAATGCATGAGTATATCCTTAAATTAAAAATTGTTTGATTGTTTGGATGTAACCTTCGTACCTGCTTGTACAGGGAAGAGGAATTCGGTCGAATATCGTACGCTGTCCGTCCAATGTTCTATACCTTCTGACTTATCTATTGTCAAAGTGTCTGGGTTGTTTTCTCTCCAAACGGTTCTTTCCATTGATTTTATCGTGTGCTTACAACGAGGATGAAAGTACATATTAATAGCACCATCACCTTTCAGTAGTAATCTGTTAACCGCTTGTACAGAGTCTGCCATTCCTGGGGCTCTACTTCTTGCCAGTGTTTGTATACCGTAAGATTGTAGTATAGAGAAATCGGTACGGCCAACAGCGGCACTGGATTTTCTGGCTCGACCACTTGGATCGGGATAAGCAAAAACCTTATGTCCTTTATCTATATACTTTTTCTTGATGTCTTTTGCGAGACATTCGGTATCTGGGTGCCCTTGGAATTCGTTAAGGAAATGCATTTGTCCACCCCGTAAAGCGAATAAGCAAGATGCCATTATCGAGACGTTAAAATCTATACCGATATGGGCATCTTCGCCTGGCTGTAATTCCTCAAGCTCTCTGTCTACGTGAGCAGACCTGTTAAAGTTATAGAACACAGTATTACCTGAGTCATCAAATGACGCTTCATACTCTCGTTTAAATTGAAAGTGATCGATAGTATGTTTAGTACGTTCAATCTCTTTTACATCGAGGTATGGTGAATCTTTGTAAGTGTAGTGGTAAGACCTCCACTGAGAATCCCTTTCTTCAAAGTTAAACATCTCATAGAAGTAATCCTTGCCCATAGGTGTAGATATAACCAAAGCTCGTCCTGGTGACGGTGCGTTAAACTCCGCTGCTCTGTCTTCACTCCAACGGGTAGTAATACAAGGTTGTACTACTGATTCCCAGGATTCTTTGAAGGTAGAACCCGCACCTTTAAATGATGTAACTTCATCCAGTACTACAAAGTATTGTCCGCTACCACGTAAACGCTGAGAGGCCTCGTAAGACCATAGCTTAAGAGTTACATTTCCAGGAAACCAAAAAGTACCTGAATGCTGACTCATTTTATCGCAGTAGTCCTCCATGCCCATTTGATAGGCTATTAGAGGGAAGTATATGTCTACACATTGCTGGTAGGTTGGCGCAATGATTGCTACATTCTTGTTTGGGATGTGCGCAGGCATTGACATTAATTCTTGTACGGCTAATATGGCAGCAGTGGCGGCAAGGTAAGACTTACCGAAACCACGTGAGGCACATACAACACTGTATCTGCAATTCTTTGCTACAAAGAGATCGTTGATGATCTCGGATTGTCCGGCATGTAACGTCAGACTCATAATCTTCTCCAATCTCTGAGTATTATATTATTTATGTAAATAGCTGCCCACTTTCTCCACAAAAGAGAAATCTGAAACAGCGGATAAGTTTATTTTTTTATTACCTTCTCTACTTTCAAAAGTGTAACCAAAAGCTTCAAGGTCAGGTTTGTATCTGTCCTCAATTAGCTTCCTTGTTTTTGCTGTGTAGAATTTTCGGTAGTCGGAAGTAGGTACACGTTGATGGCTTGCTTCAGTAATAGGATATGTCGAATCTAAGGGGATACCTAGTTCGCTAAGGATGCTTTCTGTGGATTCTTTTCGTGTTTCAAAGAAACCTATAAGATCTGTTTTTAGATTACATTCGGTATCCAGCATCCAACCTAGTTGTGGGTATCTCGAAAATGTTCTTAGGTAATCAGAGACGCCAGGTCTCCCAAAGTAGCTTTCAGGAAGAGGCATGTCAGCATAACGCCAATACACCCATTCTGTAAATGAGAGGTTGTGTGGTACATCTCCTCTTTTGCCTGCATGGTATTTCCACTCACTGAATTCCCTTTCAAAAGGGTTTCTTACAAATAAAAATACAGTTTTACCAGCAGTAGGCATATCCATATCCAGAAAAGACCCGTGTTGAGAAGGTGCCTCAACGTCCAAGGTCCTACATAGGTAACCGGACATACTGGAGCTAGAGGTACGCGGTACCTGTACAAATATGAAATTTTCACCTACGATCATTATTTTATCCTATTATAAGTTTTCTTTATGGAACATACGTATCAAGTCACCACAAATGTCAGAACGCACAATGTCTTCCACATCGAATTCTATAGAGGGAACTTCAATATCGTTCCGATTACACATTTCTACGAATCGAGAGAGGTCACTACCTTTCTTAACGTCTGATTGCTTAGGGTCACCTATTAGTGCCATTACAGTACCTTCGCCTATACGGGTAGTGATCGCTTTGATCTCTTCGATAGAAAGGTTTTGTGATTCATCGATGATCACGAATGAATCTTCGAAGCTCATACCACGGATGGTCTCTATGGGTTGAATCATAATTTGAGTACCAAGCATCTTCTCATAGTTGCCTGCGCCTAATCCTTCTTTTAATACGTTGAGGATAGGGGCTAACCATGGGGCTAGTTTGTCATCAATGGTCCCGGGGAAGTGACCTAGTGAACGACCTGTGGGTACGTTTGGACGAGATAACACAATTCTTTTTACTTTACCGTCAACAAGCATACGTGCAGCAATCATACCAGTGGTATAAGTTTTACCTGTGCCCGCTGGGCCAGTAGCTGTAACTAAGGGGTGTGTGTGGTAAAAGACACCTAAATCTTCTTGGTTGTCTGTAAGGGGTTCATAGAATTTACAAGGTGGAGTATATTCACGTTCGGGGTTAACCTTACGTTTGCTCTTACTCTTGCGAATCGGTGGAGCATAATCAGTATCGTTCTTGTTAGTGCTTCTTTTATTCTTTCTCATATGGTGCCTTATATATAGTTTGGTTTAGTGAATTATATTTTATTTCTAGCAACGCCTTTAAATTTCTCAAAGGTTCTGAGTCCGCCTAATCCGAGTAGTCCCATTAACACTGGCATCATTATAGATAAGTCTGCTTGTGGAAATATGATTTCAGGGTGACCCGCTAGTTGAGCACTAAAAGTGCCTATTGGTGCGATTAGGAAGTTCATCGCGAATCCTAAGCCACACACCCATAATATGAATGGACGCGCACCTGCAACAAAGACACTATCTGATTTAGCAGCAGTGTTGTTGACTTCTATTTGAGCCAAGGCAAGTTGTTGTACATTGCTGGCTTCAAAGGTTTCTAATTTAAATTTTAATTCTGCTTTGGTAATTTTCTTATCGGTGTAGTCTTTAAACACGCCAGCTACGGTGTCTAACACATCTCCAGATAAAAATTTAACTATTGTTGATAGCATTAGATGTTCCTTTATGAATTAGTTTGGTTTGTTTTGTTTGATTTAATAAACACACCAACATCTAGCATTAATGAGTCTCTTAATAGTCTCTTAAGAATACTTAGGATTAGTCTCCTAATAGTCTCCTAATAGTCTCTTAATGATCATTAATGGTAATTAATATATAACGAAGGGAGCAGGGGTTCATCCTTCCCTCTCTAGCGGGCACTACTTTTTATCCATAGGAATCATACATTTAAAATACCTGATTATGTGTGATTCTTTGTAAAAATGTCGAACGCGATTTTGTATAAAAGAATAGTAGCTACTCGGCTTCAAAGCGCTTCGCACTTCTCGCTTCGTGATAGTACCAGAGTGCTCCAGAGTGGCTCTCTCCCATACTTTAACAGATTTCTGATACCTTGGCTTAGCCTTTAGTACACTTACCTTTCTCTGTCTTACCTACGTGCTGTCCGTGAGTTCTTACTCGGTGGCAATTACTACACAACAAAAAACATCCTCTGATTACTTCTTTTATTCTCTTTAAACTCCAACCTGCTGACAGGACTGAGCTCTTTACTGCTTTACTTACAGAACTAGGGTCGTGCGGGATTAAATCAATGGCACACGCGTGAGCCCTGTATCCACAAGTACCACAACCTAAGATAGTCTTTACCCTAGCTATGAATTTTCTGTGTTTGTTTAATCTCTTCCACTCTGTGGTCTTCTCACGCCTGTTTTTCTTGTTTAGTTCAATCTGACAGATCTTACATGCTAGATTAAAACCATTCTTTCTTGCTTTGTTCTTGTAAAAGTCGTTGAGTGGTTTTTCAACCTTACAACGGTTACATGTTTGGCTCATTAGAAGGTTTCCTTTGATATATGTGTATTGGGTAGAGTCTTGTCTTAATAGAGGGCACAATATAAAACACTCCAAAAAGGGCCATTGGTGTTGGCGCGGAAACCATCGAGAATCCCTAATGCTGGCGCGGAAACCATTTCACTCGGGGTCCTTTGTGGTTAGGGGATTTAGGTGATGTTGTTTGTGTGTGATTCTATCAAATAACAATTAGAGCATAATACCCTACACTGGGATAACTCTTTTTCAAGCCTAACCGCACCCCAGGAAGCCCTAATGGTATACTTGGCACTAGAGGATAAGTGTACGAACTCTAGGGCCACAGGGTTCTCTTTGAATCCACAAGTACTACAACCACCGCATATTGTTTTGTATTTGTCTATAACAACCTTATTACGGGCTAATCTTTCCTGTTTCTTTGTATCTTGTGTATATGTGGGTGCTGATTTACTGACACATCTACGACAAGTGGAATTTCTGCCAGTCTTGTTACCTTTGTTCTTGTGGAAGTAGTCAGCTTCTTTAGTTACTAGACAACTACTACATTCTATACTATATTCGACAGGAGGGTTAGGCATTCGTGCTGTGCGGGATTCCTTCTGGCAGTCTTTACAACTACTGTTACGTTTA